GTGTGGGTCAGCATGCCAGATTTGGAAGTTGCTGAACCATACTTTGAACACATGAAACAGTTTGCTTTGTATCCAGCAGCACCGACTGTGGCTTTGCTGAAAGAGGAGTTACCTGTGGTTGGAGAGGAGCCTCTTGATTTGCAAGCTGGAGTAACTGATTCAGAAGAGTTTGTAACAAAGAGCTTTCCAGATTTGGTGCCGAAGGTGCCCAACACAACGGTTGGGTACACAACAACTGATGTCACCAGGAGTTTTCGTAAACTACTGAAAAGGTATACTTTTGTTCGGTTTGTTAGAAATAACATAGCTTTTGCAGCTGGCGATTATACGTGGTTTAGGGATTACCACGCCACAACACCAGTAGCTTATGGACCCGGATACAACATAAGTGGTTGGGATGGTGCTGGAACTAACAAGCGAAAGCAAATTCCACTTACACCCATTGTTTGGGCCACTCAAGGATACACATTTTGGAAGGGTTCTGTGCGTATGGGCGTGTTGACGCTTAACACCCAGAATTTTACCAATATTAGTGTGTATCGTGGTTATGAGCTCGATACTCCTTTTTCTTCAACAGGAACAACACCAGTGGCTAATGCTGTGGCTACGTTGCGTACAGCCGATAGATCTGCTGATGGTTATGTTCACATTGCTGATTCACGATTGCAGACTGTTGAAGTTCCGTATGCTTCAACACGCCGCTTCCACCCAACAACTTTGACAACGACGACTGATACGACATTTGAGAATTCTGTTATTGTAGTCGAGGCTGATCGTACAAACACTGCAGCTGGAACAGCAGAAGCGTCCTACAAGTTGTATATGGGTGCTGGAGAAGACTTCAATTTGTTTTGGTTCCGCGGCACACCTTGTTTGTACTATTACAGTCCTGTTTAATCCAACAGTTGCAAAATGGATAGTTTCACCTATTTTAGGGTGCTGGTTGTGGACCAGTGTATAGCCACAAGAATTGACGTTGCAGCGCGTCGCGCGGTTTTCCGCGTCCAGCTTTGCTTTGAAACAAAGGTTTCAACCCCAGCAAAGCTGGGGGGAATTTTCCTAGTTGTTTCTTCTAAGCGAAGCAGGTAACCATAAGGTGAATGAACAAGATATTGCCC